TTTGAAGGCTGAGGGGATAAAAGTCGGCGAGTCTCCTGCTACCGAATCGTTCAGGTTCCTCAACAAGAAAGCAGAGATGTATTGGAATATGCGGACTCTGTTCGAGGAAGGTAGAATAAGCATACCAAAGCACAGGACTTTAATCAGCCAGTTGGCAAAGATGAAGTACGAGCTAACTAGCTCAGGGAAAATAAGAATAATAGATCCTGAAGATAAATCACCAGATTTTGCAGATAGTTTATGCCTTGGACTCTATAAGAAGAAGAGAACAGTCAGGCCAGCTATAGCATGACTTGTATTCTACACCCCCCAGTCCTTCTGATGGAGTATAGTAAATTTAGTTCCTTCATATTGATTTGTGAGATTTCCTATGGAACTTAGTAGTAAATTAATTTAACCATAAGATTTATATAAGACGGAAGTCCTCTAATAATTGAGGTGAATTAAAATCGAAACAAAAAGTAGATATGAAGTAATAGCAGAACTAGAAGCTAAGAAACGAGAGCTAATAAAAGAAAGAGATGCACTTAATGATAATGTATTAGCACAAGAGCAAGCAATTAAAAATCTTAAAGACTCAGCAGAAATGAAAGTCAAAGCTTATGATCGAAGCTTTGAAGACTTAGATAAGGAAGTTAAGAGATATGATGTGAACTTTTCTAGAAGGAAAGAAGATCTAGAACGAGAAAAGGAAGACACCCTAGATAGTTTTAATAAAAAGAAAGAGAGATTATTAAGAGAAAAAGAAGACTCAATTAAGAACTATTCTCTTGCTATTGAAAAAGACCAAAGAGCTATGGAAAACTTCAAGAAAACAATAGATGATCGTAGGAATACTATCTCTGAGCTAATTAAGAGTGTAGATGATAACTTAGCTCGATTTGGAAGTATTCAGAAAGACAAATAGTCATAGAAAACAAAATGAAAAATTTGACCCCCTCCTATGACACTAACATGTATTTGATAAATACGAGATTAACAGTTAAAAGAGGGGGATAATCTTCATTATAAAAGCCCAAAATGGGCTTGTTTAATCTTCTAGACCAGTAAAACACTGTTAGATTAGTTATAGATAAATATATAATTATCCTTTACAATATAACTAAAATGATAAAACAAAAGACTAAAGACTCGAGAAAGAAGGAATACACTTGCGATAACTGCAAGAGAAAGTTCAAGTCATTAAGTAAGAAACCTTACTGCCCTTATTGCATGACTTATGTAGTATAATCGCTATCCTTATAACGTAAGACCGTTCTAATACTTCACTAAGAGGTTTTAAGAATGGCAATAGCAGATTGGTTTAAACCAAAAAACATAGTAACCGAATCAAAATCAATAATACAACCGTTTATTTATTTAAAAGAAGAGTTTAAAAACGTCCCAGTTGAGGACAAGGTCATAAAGTTCCCGACTGAGATCGGCGTGGAGCATCCTTTTGACTTTGCAGTAGTCGAGAAATGGTACAAGGACGATGCCTTTGTGACAGGTATAATAGACAAGTTCGTGGACTATACAGTCGGCGGAGGATTCTACCCAATTTCTGAAGATGAAAGGGCACAGAGGATAATTGAGGAGTTCATCAAAGACGCAGAGTTCCAGACAGTGTTAAGGACTTTTGTAAGGAACGGACTGGTATATGGAAACGCATTCATGGAAATCGCCCAGGACAACAAATCTAAAATGATCAAGCTGGCAAACATAGATCCCAAATATATGTATATCAAAAGAGACAATAAAGGAAACATAATAGAGTACAATCAATGGGTAGGACAAAACAAGACTCCAATACCTTTCGCTCCAACTCAAATAGCTCACTTTGCACACAAACTAATAGGAAGCAATCCTTACGGATATGGAGTTATCTTTCCATTGTTATATTATCTGAGAAGGAAAGCAGCACTTTGCGAGAGCATGGTTATAATTATGGATCGTAAGGCTAATTCTCCTTATGTGGCAACCGTTGGAACTCCAGAAGAGCCTTGCGCATCTTCTGACGTGGAAACTGTTGGAAAGAAGTTTGAATGGCTTAACAACAAGCACGAGTGGACTTTCAATCACTTAGTTAAGTTGGAAAAGGTAGACTTCGGAGCAATAGGAGATAAGTTCAGCGAGCCCTTGAAGATTATGAACAACGAGCTTATTGCAGGAGCGCAAGTTCCTGAAGTTCTGTTAGGTAGAGGATCCATTCCAGAAGGATTGGCAAAAGTACAACAACAAGCATTTGAGAGAAGAATACAATCTATTCAAGAGGAAGTAGAGAAGATAATCGAGCAACAAGTATTCAATAGAGTCTTAGCCATGAACGGCTTAGTTGGAATACACGTAGAACTTACTTGGGGAGAACCTTCTGACGAACAAAAACGTGCTGAGATAGAGATGATAAAAGGATTACTCGATGCAAGAATAGGAATATTCGGTGAATTAAGGGATAAACTAGAGCAAAAATTGGCTGAATTGATGGATTTTGAGGAAATAGCTCAGACGCCAGAAGAAGAAAGAAAGAAAGAAGAGGAACAGCCGCAACCAACAGTCCCAAGAAAACTAAAAAAGAGCATAAAACTATGAAACTGTACGAAGACCTCCATCACATAGATCAGGCGCTGAAGTTTAAGAATCATACTTTAAAGGAATGGATAGGATTTAATTATGCAGAATATAGAACTGAGATAATAAATTGGATAAGCGCTCACGGGTTTGAGGACATCGAAGACCTGACGCAGCAGCAGATAAAGAATCTGAGAGTGCAGTTCGCGGACGCTTTCCGTAACGGAGAAGACATAAGGCAGATAGCTAGAAGAGTATTAAGTTCGGGAATAGGCGACTTGGAAGTAAGCGTTCCGACTCAATATGATGCAGATGGAAATGTCATAAGACAAGGATACAGTCGCATGATGCCTAAAGAGTTCCGCTCAGTAATAATCGCGAGGACGGAGACGATTCGAGCGGCGAATGAGGGTGCCTTGGATAACTACACCAAGAACATGAGCGTAGAGAAAGTGCAGTGGCTCGCAGGAATATCAGACAGGACTTGCGATATTTGCAATGAAGAAAATGGTAGAATAATGACAATTGCAGAAGCTAGGGGACAGATTCCAAAACATTGTGCCTGCCGTTGTGCATGGACTCCCCTTACCTAACGTAAGATAGCAAAGCTTAAATAGATACACCGACAATAAGATCCATGGCAACAAAGAGAAATGGATTCAAGGGTTGGTTTATACACAAAGGATACAAAATGATATGGATTCCAGAACACCCAAATGCAGTCAATAACTATGTTCCAGAGCACAGATTAGTAATGGAGAAGATAATAGGACGGTATTTGACTAAAGATGAAGATGTGCATCATAATAATGGAATAAAAGATGATAATCAAGAAGAGAACTTAAAGTTAATGAGACATGGAGAACATTCAACTTTGCATCTAACTCGATTAAAGAAGCCAAGTAAAGAAACATTATATACTATGCACTGGACAAATGAAATGACAGTAAGTAAAATGGCAAAAGAACTCGGATGTTCGAGAATAACTGTATCTCGATGGATGAAAGAACAAAACTTAAAATGGAGAACAATAAGTGAAGATAATATAAGAAGATTCAAAAATATGAGTTTAGAAGAAAAGAGAAAAGTAACTCAAAAAGCAAGAGAAGCAAAGAGGAAATAAAATGGAAGAGAAGATAGATAAGCCAACAGCAAAGCCAATGTTTGCAGGCATGGTATTAACTCCGTATGATGAGACGTTAGAAGCATTTATTTGCGATGCTCATTGTAAACTTAATGATAATAGAAATTATGTAACTCCTTGCGATCAAACATTCGATCCGTGGAGTAAGTTATACTGTCCGCAAGATATGTATAAGGCATGTCAATTAAGAGGTAAGTAAAATGGTACTAATAAGTAGAGAAATATTAGAGAAATCTGATTGCCCGATCTGCGGCAAAGAGAAAGGATTCATAGGTCTTGCAGGACAGTTTATTTGCAGCAAGTGCTTCATGAACTGGAAGAACAAAACCGACGAGGCATTAATCAATTCAATAAAGGAGGCGAACATTACCGTTCAGGAATAAAATGTTAAAAATATGCCCTCGGTGCCAGAGAAGAATAATGACCCAGCCTTATGATGATTCATTCGTGCATGATTGCAATTCAGGAGATTCAACTTCAGATAATGAAGACGTGCTTAAACTGGGAACTTACACCGATGATAATGGAAATACTGTAGCAGTTAGCAACCCTTTAATGCAAGGACAGAATAATCGTCTGATTGGAACTCTTGCAGGTATCGAAGGAGAAGATCCTCCCAAAACGCTAACAAGCAGAGGTCATGATACAGAAACAACGCGTATTCGAAAGAAGCAAACATTCATAGATTTAAAGACTGGAGAGTCCTTCTAAATTAATTTAAACCAATAGCCATCGCTATCCTTATAAAGTTCGGTATTATAGTATAGATAGGAAAGGATCTCACTCCCTTCCAGAAGCTTGGCAGAAAGAGGTTTCGCCAAGCTTCCTCTTTCTGCAAGCATTATCATAGGTGAAAAGATGCCATACAAATCTAATGCCGAACTCCCTGACGGAGTCAAGAAAGCCTTACCTGCCGCAGCTCAAACTATGTTTAGAAAAGTCTTCAACGCCGCAATAAAACAGTACGGAAATGAAGAGCAAGCCATGAAGGTCGCATGGGGAGCAGTCAAGAAGAGCTACAAGAAAACAGGTGACACGTGGACAAAAAAGGAAGCGAACAGAGACTGGCACTTAATTGAATATGTAGCTCCAATTCATATTATAGAAGCAGTTGGAGGATTAAAGAGTTCTGATGATTCTTTAAGCATATCTGGAGTAGCCATTAATGAAACTATTACTAGAAACAACGTCAGATATACAGCAGAGGAATTGGAAAAATCAGCCACTGGATTATCAAACAAACCTATTCTAAAAGATCATAGAAATGAAGTTGACGCAATAGTAGGAAGAACTCGAGACAGCTTCTTTGACAAAGAATCCAAAGCGATAAGATTCAACGGATTAATCATGGACAA